AAGGAATAAGAACATGAAACGCAAACTACGGGAAGCATTGTGGTCAGACTGCGAATCTGATGCTGAGAGGGTGAATTTTATTCTGGCGGGCCGGGCTCACGAAACAGGAGTCATGGCAAAAACAATACAACATGAAGTCGCTATGGCATTTCATTTCCGAGATCAGGTTAACACAGACACCACGGAAGCACAACGAATTGAACCTGACTATCCACCCGTGCACGTTCCAGACACCACCGCCCTAAAACGAACGATGTCAAAGACTATACTGCACAAGCGAGGACGTCGTATTATTACTTGGGAGCAGCAATTAGCCAGCATCAACAAGGCTATTGATGATTGGGCGGGAGGGAAATGCCCTCACGGATACGAATTTCCGAAAGAGTGTTATGTGTGCAATGATTATTCTTGACGATTGGGCAAAGGGGGAGGTGATATGACAAGNACAAAGTATCTGGTGACAATAATTATCTTGTCGGATAGAGTATTTGGTCCAAAGGATAGGTNATTATCTCAAGAACATTTAACGATTGGGCGAATGGGGAGTAGTGGGAACTTACAACATTTTATTGTTGGTTCTAATTGCGAGGGAATGATATGATTGGAATGGGCGTATTTGCACTGAACGTAGGTATACTCCTGGGAGTCTCTGGCATAGGATTATCCATCCTGCTCCTGTCAATACGATCAGAAATGAAATCCAAACAAGTAAACCCAGACTGTAAGTGTGGCACATTAGTTCACCTTGGGGAGTGGACTTGCGAAATCCACGGCAAGATGGTGGCACATAAAGATTCGAGAGGGTGAGGAGAAAGAAATCATGATTACCAAACAAGAATACGAGCAAGCAGTTAAGGTCAACAAGGAATCCCAGGGGGTGATCAATCAGTACTTCAGGGATAGGGCATTTAAGGCGAAGATGGATAACAATCCTGTCTTTACTGATGACGAATTGACCTACGCTGCTGATGCTCGTTGTCCCTGTGGTGCAGGACTTGCCTATCCAAAGGATGCTGGTGGAGATCAGTACTGGGATTGTTCTGACATCTTGAAAGGGATGACTGATAATACAGATGGACATAGTTGTCAGCTTTCCTCTATGTTTTGGAGCATCGAGTCTGAGAATCAACCTTCAGTAAATGGAGTTACTACTAGGCCAAAATGAAACTAACACGAACCAAACTAGCGACAGCCCTAGCCCTCACCAAAGAGTCGATGTCAGGTNAACCAGAGATCTTTGAGGANCTNCCTTACTGGAGGCGACTGTATTGGCTNNNTGAAGCTGATAAGTTCATTAGGGCTGTCAAACACATGGAGAAAGGAGATGAACATGAAAACACCAAAAGAGAAGTACATGAACGATCCAGAGTACCATCACCTAGTCCAAACGCTTGAAGGACTGATTGAGCAAGCAAGATTCACACCTTCAGAACTTCGAGAAGCTTGTCTACTTGCCAGCATCAATTATGAGATGCGACATGTAAGGAGTGTAAGTATACCTGCTGAACTTGATGGTGCGTTGAGGACTCTTGATAAGTTCGTTCAGAGTAGGGGAGGTCCCATATGAAAGTCAGAGAACTCGTTAACAGGCTAGGTGTGTTGAAGGACTTGACTGGTGAAGAGGAAATCGTTGTCAGAGGTGAGAATGTGGTTACTGGGATTGATTCAGTGTATATGGATCGTAGTCATTCTGATGGTACTATATTCCTTGCAATCGACTTGGAGAACGAAGAATGATAGCCCATCCAGGACAGTACGATGATCGAGTTGCTGCAATCGATGATGGAACAAACGTTATTCGCAGATCTAAACGTACTACCTATGTCATAAAAAAGTTTGCTGAAGTAGTTAGGAAAACGAATAAGGAAATGGAAGAACTGAGAGTCGCTATGATTACTCTTGAGAATGAAAGGAAAGTGAATCTCAAGACTGAAGGCAAGAAGCCCTTCAGGAAGAAGCTTGACAGGAATCTGCTTCGTGGAGCATTTAGAGGAAGAGAACTGAAAAAGGAAATGCACAGAAACCAAAGGAGATGAACATGGAAATACAACCAATGATCGAAATGGACAGGAAGTACTGTGTGCGAAGACTTCCAAAGAGAGTTCGAGAAGCAATGGAGACGATAGGACCCCAACTCACATTAGGGGGAGGGTTCATTCGTAGTTGTATCGCAAGGGAAGAGATCAGTGACATTGACCTGTTTGTTGATTCAGTGGAAACAAGAGATCTTGCAGTCAAGTTGATGTATAACAAGGACAAGGATCGAATCTTCAGTACTCAAAATGCTGTAACGATTGCTGGAGGTAGTATTTCGATACAGATCATCCATCGCTGGCTGTACACAGATCCAAAAGACATCTTGAAGGATTTTGACTTTTCTATTTGCTGTGCTGTTATCTGGCATCAAGAAAAGAGTTGGCGTGGGTTGACTTGTGATTCCTATTACCAAGATCTTGCTGCGAAAAGGCTTGTTTACTTGTACCCTAAGAGAGAAGAGGATGCAGGTGGGAGTGCCCTACGAGTGTTGAAGTACTACAGGAAAGGGTATACAATCACTCTTGACTCTTATGGTGGGGTGATCACTAGGCTGTTGTCAGCAGTAGATACGGAAAGGGCTGGTACACCTGAGAAGATGAGAAAGGCAGTCACTGGTTTGCTAGTTGAAGTTGATCCTAACGCTATCGTTGGAAATGAGATAGTTCAAGACAATCATGAGGAGGCAACATGAAAATCTCTGAGAAAATTGACAAGACAGTACCTTTGCCAGGAAGGGTTCCAAAATTTGCAGAAGTGTTCGGAATGGCAAAAAGGCTGGAAGTAGGGGATTCCTTCCAGATTGAGAAAGCAAGAAAGGAAGAATTCAGTCAACCCGCATTACATGGTGCTTTGAATAGAGCCTTAAAGCCAAAACGATTTGTAGTCAGAGAAATGAGATCTGGTATAATTGTAAGAGTTTAGGAGACGAGAATAACAGTCTTCCACCCCCCAGCGTTGGCCGAGCGCTGGGCTATAGGTGGTTGGAGTGACTTTCATGTAACGTTGACATCGATGCGATTCGGGTAGGGATCACTCTGTAAAATGGTTGCCCTCCCGACTATTTCCTGAGCTAGGCCGGGGAGTCTGTCAGTTTTGTGCCTTTTGTCTGACTGCTAGCTGAATTGATGTACACTCCCTTTTAACTCAACCTGAAAAGGAAACAGACAAATGAAAACTATAGCAATCGATTGGGATGGAACATTCACAGAAATAGCTGATGTGCTTCTGCCTTTCATGCTCAAAGCGAAAGAAGTTGGACACAGGGTGATCATCTGTACGATGAGATTTGAAGAGGAAGCAGGTGAGATAAAGGATCTTGACCAAGTATTCGAAGTGTTCTATACTGGTAGGAAAGCTAAGATGTCCTTCTTGGTAGATTTAGGAATAGATGTTGATATCTGGATTGATGACAATCCTATGTGGATTTACAAGGATTCAGAATGATTATTGCCATAAGTCATTGGGCAAAGCTAAGAAGAGGAGACCTTGACAAGTAGCTGGACGACAGGTGCAGCGTGACGACCTGCCTAGCTAAGTGTCCGTGAACAGGTCCCCAGTGAAAGGCTTGGTTGAATTGACTTAGTTGGGTATGTGTTGTAACATAACACATGTTGCTGTTTGGTAATTGTATACTACATATTCGCTTTGGTATTCGAGACTAATCCCTTTTGCCCAATGACTTATGCTAATAATCGAGAGGAAAGAAAATGCCAGTTAAAGACAAATTTGGGAATGTATATGATGAGCACTGGTCTCCGAAGTTAACAGAAGAGCAGAAGGCTTTCTTTGACAGTCTTCCAAAGTTAAGTCGTTCTTCTTTTGACAGATTGTACAAGAATGAGTTTCCGAATGATAGTACAGCGGAGCCAAATGAACAAGAAGACTAAGCCTGCCTACAGAGATGCAGCAAGAGGGATGATCGAGTGGTGTAATGATCTAGTTCACTTACCTATCTATCCAGAAGAGAGTGATATAGCCACATGGACTCGAATGGGCGCCCTCCCCACTACCCCGAATCCAAATACAAAACGATCATACATGGAGATGTGGGAAGCACAGCAAGAAATCCTTCACGAATGTCTGAAGATGGAGAATGGTAGATTCATCTATCGACTGATTGTTTTCTGTTGGATGCGGGGTGAGGGGAAGTCTTTGCTTGCTGTTCTGATTCAGCTTTGGAAGTTCTTCAATTGGCCAAGACAGCAGATCATGCTTGGAGCTAACTCGAAGGATCAGGTCAAGTTTGTTCACTATGATATGATGAGAGACATCATATTGAATAGTCCTATCCTATTAGACATGATTGGTGGAGAGTCAAACCTGCAAGCGAAAGAGATCAGACTGAAGGATGGGGATGGTCAGGTTAGAAGTATCATTCGTAGTATCTCTTCCTTTACTGGTATTGTGTCGAACATTACAGGATACACGTTTTCCGAAATGTTTGACATGAAGAACCCACGATTCTTCGTACAGCTTGACGGGTCTATTCGTACTATCCCAAACGCCTTAGGGGTGATTGACTCTACTGTATCTGAGAAGACACATGTTCTCTACCAGTTGTACACGAACTACATTCAAGGTAAGATGAAGACTGTTTTCTTCTCGTATCGATCTTCACCAATGGGTGCAGTAGAAGACTTCTGGAACCCAGGGATGGATGAAGATCAGCTGGAAGATTACAAGGTCAAGTTTCCTTTTGGTGAATTCGATAAGTACTTCAAGAACATTTGGAGTGCTGGACTCAAGCAGATCTTCACTCCTGAGATGATCGAAGAAATTGGTATTGCAGGAGTCAATGGGCTGTACTTGAATCACAGAGATATCAAACCTCTTCTGGATGAGAAGTACGAGAAGCTTGAGGTCATGCAGGATATCACTGCTAAAGGATTCACTGATGGTGTCATAAAGCTGCAAGACAGAATCAAGGAGATTGATTCTGAGTTCACGAAAATGGATGACGTGTACAAGTTGTCAGATAGACATAGTAACTCCTTGATGATCACGATGGAAGACTTGGACAGGCTTTCGGAAATCTTTGACACTGACTGGGCAATAATGGCAGGAGCAGACTTTGGTGATCCCTATGCTACAAGTGGACTCGCTAGAACGATCTTCTCTTTGATTGCAAAAGGACTGCCTGGAAGTAAGATACAGCCTCACGTATTCAACCCTGACGATGTTTCTCCTAAGTACCTATACCTTATTATAGCTCTCAAGAATGTAGAGAATCATTCCATGGGGGTGGTGAAGACTCTCCTTGAAGATGCGAATAACGAGTTTGATGGGATAGATACGTTTTGCAGTGAGAGATATGGGGCTTGGGATGTAGCTGAGTGGTGTGAGGAGAGAAGTATTGAATTTGAACCTATCTTCCCAACTTATGAAAGGCAGAAACCAGCCTTCAAAGAGTTACTGGAAGCTGCAACGGAGGGAAGGATTAAATCCCCTATTATTGTGGTTCCTGGATCTAAAGAGTCAGACATCTTTAAGGAAGAGCTAGGTGAGTTCAATCATGATTCGAGTAAGAAGTGGTTTGGCTCTTCGGAGAAGTTTGAGAAGTATGGGATTCAGGATGATAGTATCTTCTCCATTGGATGGGGAATATATGGAGGACGGAAACTGAATATCAATGATTTCCGTCCACGCAAGTCTCTTATCAATTTTGGCACCTTCTCGGAAAACAAAGCACTTGTTGGGAACTATCGCTAATTCCTTCTTCTAGCAAACCTAAAAAAATCGCTTGACAACCCATTTGGAACTAAAGTATATATGAGGGAATATTAAGGTTCCTTACGTATATTTCCTTGGAGTTGTCATGGAACAAGATGAACTTGCCGAAGTCATCCCCTTAGACGAATCAGCGAAAGACTACATGCTGAATATGCCTGATGAAGTTATTAGGCGTATTTCCTTCGTCATGCCTTGGCAGTATGATAGTGATGATGGAACTTACATAGATCCTGACAAGAAAAAGGCTTCTGATCTCCTTCACGGAGACAAAGCCACTAGAGATTCCCTCCAAACTGAGTCTTGGAACAAGTTCAATAAGAATCCTCAAGTCAGTTCTGCTATTAGAGATCAAGTAGGTAGGATTACAGGTCTCGGCTTTGGTGCAGCTTCGGGAAACTTCGAAGTTGACCAGGCAATTCAGGAAATAGAGTTCGATCCGAGGAATCGACTGTACAATTACTGGCCCAAATGGGTGGGAAGAACGTTTATTGAAGGAGAATTGTTCTTATCCCTCACTTTACACTTAGATGGGTTCGTAGAAGTCGATTTTAATGACCCAAGTGAGCTTGCTTCGAAGGGAGATGACAATACTGGCATCATTTTCCACCCAAATAAGACGTTTATGCCTCTATTTTACCTTTTTGGAGACAAAACTGGTCAAGGTAATCGCATTGTTCCGAGTATTTTCGTCGGAATGTTCCCAGAATTGGCAAAATTTGGTCGAAATCATAAGGATTTCAACGAAAAATTCCTTGTTGGATCGAATGGAAGAGGACGTCGATATGCGAAGATAGGAGGGTTCAAACGCTTCATAATCTCCTGGGATAGGGGATTTATGACTCGAAGAAACATTTCCTACCTCAGAACTATCCTTGAATGGCTCAATCACTATGAACAACTAAAGAAATATGAGATCGATCACAAGAAATCCTCTGGCGCTTACATGTGGGTCTTCCAGTTTGAGGATGCAAGAGCCTTTAAATTGTGGCTTTCTCTAAGTGATACAGAGCGAAGAAAGACTTCTATCCTTGCAAAGAAGACTCCAGGTGGGTCTCTAGTGCTTCCTCCTGGCATGTCTGTGACTGCTGTAAATCCCAACTTGACTTCCATTAAGGAACAAGATACAGATATCTTGCAAATGGTAGCAAGTGGGTTGAATGTTCCTGAAGATGTTATGACAGGAACGAGTAAAGGTACATTTGCAAGTGTCAAGGCCTCACGTGGACCAATGTCTGATAGAACGTCTGACGAGATCGCCTACTTTTCAAGGTTTTACATTCATGACTTCTGGGGAAGTATATTCTTCCTGAAGTCAGCGATTGGCACTTTCCCAAGAATGATTAAAGTTAGGAAAGCTATCGATTTTAAGGATCAAGAACCTGTGTTTAAGAACATTGCAGTAAGGCCAGAGTTCTTAGTAGAACCATCATTTCCTGTATCTGAGATGATTGATCTTGAATCTAGAGCAAGAGGGTTGTTAGGTGTCAAGCACGGACCCGTTTCCGAGTCATTAGGCGTGCCTAATTCAGATGTTGCCTCCAGGATGGGAGTTGGTGGGTACGCACAAGCAAGACTTCAGAAAGCTACTGAGGATGAGAAATATCCTGAACTTGTATTCAATATAGATGCTGAGAGTTTGCAGGAAACGATAGAGGGTGAGCCTTCAGCATCTTCGAATCAGCAAACGAAGAACCCGAAACTGAGGAGATAAGAATGTCTGTCAAACAGATTCCCAGAGGAGCGTTNTCACTTCATGCAANNGGNAGTCAAGCACTTGCACATACTGACGATGATGGTGAAAATGCTTCTATGGAAATGACTGTCTACAGTGGGGGAGTCATAAAAGACCATTTCTATTGGGGTGATCTTGCTATCGATCTTGAAGGGATGAAAATTCCTTCTGGAGTTCATCCCATTCTTGAAGAGCATATGACAAGCAGGAAGATTGCTTTTGGCAAACCTGTTATTGAAGACCATCAACTTCGATTTGATCCTAAGAGTATCAAGCTGCTTGATACTGATGCTGCCAACGAATTTGTAAAGAACTCTAAAGCAGGTTTTCCTTTCCAGTCAAGTGTCTTCGCTGAACCAGATAGGATAGAGACACTGGAAGAAGGAACTTCTGCTGAAGTGAATGGATTCACAATGCAGGGTCCTGGTACGATTTGGCGTGGATGTGAATTCAAAGAAGGATCAGTATGTGTGTTTGGGTACGATCCGAACACACAATCACAGGCGTTATCAAAGGAGGTGGTGGACTTAGAGGTAGAGGAAACGACTATTCAGAAGTTTGACAAAAAATCCAAGGAGGTGAAAAAGAGAATGGATCTTGAAACTTTGAAGAAAGATCACCCAGATTTGGTCAAGTCGATTGAGGAGGCTGCTGCAAAAGTGGCGACTGAGGCAGCGGAAACTGCTTTTAACGTGAAGTTAGAGGCACAAAAGAAAGCTGCTGAGAATGACAAGAAGACGATGGAAGAAAGGATGGAGGGCCTTGAGAAGACGAATCTCGAACTCCATAAAACGGAAACGTTGAGGAGTGAAAGGGAACTCTCAAGTTCTGCTGACACACTTTGGTCAGCGAAACTCACCAATTCTGAAATCCCCGTTCATTTGCATGACAAAGTTCGGAAGCACGTTGCCTACACTGGTTTCATGAAGGAAGGCAAACTTGATTCTGAGGCTTTTGCAAAAGCGATTGATGATGAGATCAAAAGCTGGGAAGAGGATGGTGTTACAACTGAGAACGTGATGGGATCTGGTAGCTTCAGTCCAAGAAGCTCGGAAGATTCCAGTGCTGTGACACTTGCCAAAGAGAACCAAGATGCCGCTGATCGCTTGTTGAAGCTAGCTGGTCAGGAGCAGAAAAAAGATCAAACGTAGAAGGAGGTGAGAGTTAATGGCTGGAAGAGATATACCTAGTGTCCTTTATGGTAGCCAGGAAGACTACAAGAAGATCTACTACTCAGAGCCTTCTGCGGCCCTAAAAGTTCCTATCACAGTTCAAGCTGGTTATGGTGAGCTTAACCTTGGGACTGTGATGGCTAAGAACGAGTCTGCTGCGGGTGGGGATGGCAAGTTGATGCCTTATGATCCGACTGCTACTATTACAGGAGCAGAAGTTGCTCCTGGTAGGGCATACCTTACCCAGGATTCAGGTGCTAGTTCTACTTCCATCAAAGTCACGATTGATGACAGTTACAAGTTTGGTGTTGGTGACGATGTTATCATTGTTGATAGTGATGGAGAGGGTGCGGCTGAGAATCTTGGTGCGATTACGGCGATTGACGTTACGTCAAACACTAATTTTGCCACGATCACAGTAACAACGCAGACTGTGGACAATTTTACAACTGCTAAGTTTGCCTACCTTGCTCTTGAAGGGTATAACACAGCAGTTGGTGTTTTGGAGAAGTCAATCGATGCAGGTACTGGTGTGAATGCTCAAGGAGCTATCGCAACGCTGATCCTTGGGAATGTTGTCCTTTACACAGGTGCTTTGCTCAATATGGACTCTGCTGCGAGGACTGACCTCAGTTCGACTGTTTTTGGTCAGTTTCAGTACATAAGATAGGGAGGAGGTGAAAGTAAATGCCAAGAGGTTTAGGTGATATACCAAGTTTGAGATTGGATGTGTTGCAGAACTTTGTGACGAAATGGATGATGCCTCCGGACCTGATTCTTATGAACCTGTTCGGTAGTTCCAATTCTCCTTCCAGTACGATCAAGTGGGAAAGTCAGGAAGGTGGGAGAGGGATGTCTCCGTTCAAGCCACCTGGGTCGCCAACGCAAGTAACGGCTCCCTTTGGTGTCGCAGAGAGTTCTGCCGAGGCTGCTTTCTGGGGTGACAAGATGTTCTTCGATGAGGAGTTCCTGAATAACTTGAGAAAACCAGGAACGACTGAAGAATTCATGGATGCTGAACAGCGTCTTGCCAAAGAGATGCGTGGACTCACAAACAGAGCTCATCGCAGGAAAGAGTGGATGTTTGCTAAGATGTTTTCGTCTGGTTCGTTCACTTATTCTGCTACGGGTGGAGTGAAGCTGTCAGTAAGCTACAGCATACCTTCATCCCACAATGTGAGCCTAGCTACAGCTTCGAAGTGGCAGAATGGTACGAATCGNGATATCCTGAGTGATATCATCGATGCCAAGAAACTCGTATCTGATGATACAGGGGCCAAGATCTCACATGCTATTTTCAACAGCACTGTGCTGAAGTACATGGCTCAAGATCCCTCNATCCAGACTCTACTCCAGAAGTCTACTTTCGGACAAGGTAATCTGTTCGAGGGTAACCTGGACAAGATTGTTGGGGTAAACCCTGCTATTATCGGTGGGTTACTTGACATTCCGAATTTCATCGTGTATGATGAGAAGTACGAAGTTAGGGCAAATCTGACTGCTGCTGTCACTGCTGATTCGACCACTGTTGTCTCGGTTGATGACGTGACAGACTTTGAAGCAGGCCAGACACTCGTTTTCCGAGATGTATCAGCGGGAACGACAGAAAGCGAGACAATTGCCAGTGTTCAGGTAGAAGCAGGAACGATTACTGTCTCCACAGCGCCTTCGACAAGCTACAAGGCGATTGAGGATTATGTCAGTGTTGTTGTTCCTTTCATCGGTGACACCAAGTTCATCATGTTTGCTGATACAGTCGATGGGGATCCGATTGCTGAATACAAGATGGCCCCTTTCGGGTTGGATCGTAACTATGGTCTGAAACCTGATCGTTGGGAAGAAAAAGATCCTGATGGCATCTTCGTCAGGGTTGAAGACAAGGGACTTCCTGTTCTCTATCAGAGAGATGGACTTTACATTCTAACAGTCAACTAGGGGAGGTGAATAGCTATGACGAAAAGAGATAGATTACCCTCCCCAAGCGTTGCTTTCAGCCATAGGGTTAACGAGCATGTGATGAGTCCTTTGGAATCACCAGTCTCTGGAGAACTCACTACAAGCTTTGCCGGCTCGAACCTAGGTGCTGCTAAGAATCCTGGTCGTATTTCTGACTTCTGGCTGTCTGTTGGAGCAAGTGGTAAAGACGATTCGAATCCGCTAGAGATCAGTGGTGAAGTCTTTATCAATGGAACGACTGCTCTTTCAACACTTGCTGGAACTGGTCATGTGAGTGGTGAAGCAAGTCAGCAGAAAACGACCCGAGTGACTGGAGATACTGGTATCACTCAAGCAGTAATTGATACTGATGCCAATACTGTTAATCCTGGTGATGTTATTACATATGACATTACTGTGGATAGGACAGCATCTCCGACAACTGAAATCTCAAGTCTGGCTGTGGTGGTTGAACTTGAGCCGTTAATTCCGTACAAGTAGAAAGGAGATACAATACAAGTGGACGTACGAAAAAGTAAGGATCACGACTACGTTGAAGTCAGGCAGTGATGTGTGGCATGAGAATCAGGTTCTTGTCCCACCCTTCCCGTCTGCTATTTTGGAAGAGATAAGGGCTGGAGCACCAACTGTTGAAGTGCTTATTCGTAAGGGTCAGCACGTAGATCAGTTGCCCAGCGAAGGCCCTTCTCCTAAAGAATCTCTTGTAGCGAAAGAGAATGAGGTTCTTCAGAAAAGCCAGGAAATTGATCAGAAGAACAAAGAGATTGAAGAGTTGAATTCGGACTTGGTAAAGAAGAATCTTGAATTGGGAGAAAAGGAAGACAAGATCAAGACATTGACAGATCGTGTCGCTGTCCTGGAGAAAGAAATTGGTGATTTGAGGGATGGGAGTGGTTCGAAAGACAAGTCCGCTGCCAAGAAAACCTCTGCGAAGAAATCACCTTCTAAGTCTGCTAAAAAGAAAAATAGTGGATTGGCTAGGTAGGTGATCATATGTCAATGACCAAAGCAGCAATGACGACTTTGCTGACTCAGGAAATCAAAGATCTTTCTGACAACTTTGATTCCAATGATTACAGCAATGCTCTTGATGAAGCTGAACGGGAAACAGGATGGTCTTTTCCTGTATCTGATGGGTTTCAGACTCGTTGGCAGAAGTTAAGGGGAAAACGTCATTTACTGTCTTACCTCAGGGATCAATCGTCTGAAGAATTCAAAGTCCGCACCCTGCACCTCAATCAGACATGGGAACATCTCAATGAGACAATTGAGAAGATGGACGAGGACTACGCTGAGATACAAGAAAGTGAACCTGCACAATTTGCACAAGTAGATTCTGAAAAGATGTTTGGAACAAAGGTCGATGCTGGCTTTCAGTATGATGGAGTTGGTAGAGATACAACCTACGATGCTGTGGACAATGTTGTTATATTTACTCCCACTGAGGACTAATAGTGTCATCAGCCACAAGCATAAAAAGAAGTCTGCTAAAGGCTGGCACTGCTTACACAGTATTCAGAGATGCAGGAAATATATCTGGTGAATCGTTAGATGCAGAACCTAACAGTCAAGTAACAAAACCTTTCATTAGGGAGTTCTTTGTAGAAGCTTTACTCCCTTTTGATTCGAGTCTTGTTCCAGGTGATGTCACTGAATTTGATGTCACTGGTGATCGCTATTTGATGATGAACAGGACTCCAACAATGGTCAAAAATGCTATCATTGCCAATGATGCTGTTCTTTATAAAGCAAATGTTTCTGGTGAACTGCTACGAGTCTCAGGTGAAATTGGTTGGGATGACTCGTATCAGAAGAGTAAGAGTTGGGAAACAATAAGTGGAGAAACAGGTTCTATTTGTTATGCACTACAAACAGAACCTTTACACGGAGTAGAGTTGCAATCTGATGAAGAACTGGGAGAGATAGGAATTGAGAATCATGAACTATATGTCCCACATTCTTTTGGTGTACAGATTAAGGACCGATACCAGACGGGATCAGGCGAATATTACCAAGTCAATTCTGTCAAAGAAAGAAGGTTCCCTGGTGTCGATGTTGTTCTTCTAGAGGAAGATCAACGTTCATAGTATTGAGACCAAGAGGGTCTTGATATCGATATCGAAGCCAAGAGGGTTTTCGATGCCAATTTTCCCTATCAAAGTTTCGAAGGTTTGGGGAGAAGAAATTTGGTTTGCTAACAGTAGCCTCTATTGTGGCAAAATCCTTCTTCTTAAAGAAGCACACTTCTGTAGTTACCACTATCATAAGTTGAAAGACGAAACCTTCTATATCTTAGAAGGTACAGTCAGAATGAATATTGATGGTGTTGAGAGTGACGCTTTCCCTGGAATATCGATTCACATCCCTCCTGAAACAAAACACATGTTCACTGGTTTGGAAGACTCTGTGATTATTGAAACGTCAACAGAGCATTTTGAAGATGACAGCTATCGACAGTCAGAAAGTGGCAAACTATGAAGATAGTAATGACCAATGGCTGTTTCGACATGCTTCATGATGGGCATAAAGCCTTTTTGAAGAAAGCGGCTGCTTTAGGAGATAGACTCATAGTAGGGGTAAACTCTGATAGGTCAGTCAGAAAATTGAAAGGATCTGGGCGACCACGTCAGAGCGCGTTTAAGCGACTTTCGAATCTACGAATGCTAGAGTATGTGTATGAAGCTTTCCTCTTCGAGAATGAGCAGGAATTAAGCGGATTGATACAAAAAGTCAAGCCGACATACTTAGTAAAGGGAGCTGACTGGTCAGCAGAGAAGTTGACGGGTCAAGATTTCGTTGAAAGTTATGGTGGAGAAGTACGAATAATTGATTCAGGTAGTACAATCAGAACTTCAGACATACTGGAGAGGATGAATGAAAATACTTGTAGTGGGTGACATTATGTTAGATGAATATTGTATAGGAATGGTAGAAAGAATGTCTCCAGAATCAGGAGTCCCCATATTCAAGTTTGGAGGGGTGAGTTCGACTTGTTTAGGAGGTGCGGGAAACTTAGCAGTGAACTTATCCAAACTAGGAGCATACGTCGCACTATTTGGAATTTGTGGAAAGACAAGACACTCTGAACTACTAAGCTTGATGGAATATGATAATATATATTCAATGGTTAAGCCCTGTTGGACAACTACTGTGAAGCAACGATTTGTCACAGATCAATTGGAACACGTAATGAGGTTAGATCTGGAAGCTGTTCCCCACAAGGATTTGACTTCGGAACATTTGCTTAAAGGGGTGGAACAAAGATTTGATCTCATAGTAGTATCAGATTATGCGAAAGGGGTTGTCAATGAGGAAGTTATGAAAATCCTCAAATCAAGAAATGTACCAATCATAGTTGATCCAAAGCCTGTGAATGTACATCTCTACAAAGGTGTAGATATGATTTGTCCAAACCTCAAAGAATGGGAGGAGATGAGACCAAACTTCGATGAGATTGGATGTGAAGTAGTTGTTACGAAAGCAAGGGATGGTATTGAAGTGATCTACAATGGGAATCATTCATACTTTCCTTCGAATCCAATAGATGTCGTAGATGTCTGTGGAGCAGGTGATACAGTGACAGCAGTAATGGCCGTTTGTAAGGCAATGGGTAAGAACGTAACACAATCAGCAGCGACAGCTTTGAAATGTGCTGAGTATGTCGTAACTCAACCAGGGACAGTTCCAATAACAAAGGAAGTGTTCGAGGAGAATCTTGTATGAAGAATATTCTATTCGTAGGTGAGCATCCAGCAGGTTCAGCAGGTAATTCGAAAATGCTTCGTGGGGTTCTTTCACTAGATTGATGGAAATCAGTATTCAGTTTCCTGCTTTGTGAGTGACAATAACGTGAATCCAGGAAAGACGATGTTCGAAATTCCACAATTTTCGATAATTACTACACCTTATGGAGATCGTCGTACAGCAATGCGTCGATTGTTAGGAGTAATTCAAGCAGCGGAACTTGACTATCTCATAATGGTTGGAATTGATATATGGCAATACTGTGCAATATTCCCTGACATTCAGTCTCTTGCAAGGGAAAAGGACTTCAAATTCATAGCGATCTTTCCCTACGACATTCAAGAACTCAGATCAGATTGGGTTTCGTGGATAAAGAATATTGACTATCCATGTGTTTACTCTCAATATGGGTACGATAAACTCAAACCAGAAGTTCCTAACATNAGATACTTCCGNCCTCCCTTTCAAATNCCTGAATTGTGGAAGCCCCTTCCCGATCAAGCTAGACGTGAAGTTAGGCGAAGAATGTTTCCAATGCTTCCCGACGATTCGTTCATTTTTGGTTTCATAGGGCCAAACCAAGTTAGAAAAGATCCCCAACGACTGATCAAAGCGTTTTCGATTGTTAAGAAAGAAGTGCCAAGTGCTAGATTATACCTTCACACGACTCCTAAAGGATTCTACAATCTGAGACAATGTGCTGAAGATTATGGAATTGATAGTGGTGAACTGTTGATGAAGAAAGAGGGAAATGTATACCCCCTCACTTCTATGCCAGCACTGTATAATGCTCTTGATTGCTTTGTGAACTGTTCATTGCAAGAAGGGTTGTCTTGGACTACACTTGAAGCAATGTTGTGTGGTGTTCCTGTCATAGCTTCTGATTCTACTGCGCACACAGAACTACTCGAAGATGTGGGTTGTTTGGTTAACTGTGACGAAATGACATACATCCCTCTATATGGTGTTCGTGGCAGTACTTGGATGGAAGCGAAAGCTTGTGATCCAGAGGATATGGCTGAAGCTATGTTAGTAGTAATGTCTGATCAACTGCTTAGGGATAAAATGAGTCTTCTTGAAGTTGATTTTGCCCTTGGCTGGCTTTCTGAAGTGTCAGATATCAACACAGTATTCGAAGAGATAGAGAATGAAAAGATTGAGGTGAAAGAAACAGAACTGATCTCTGCCACACTCTTTGCGCAGCATTCAGCAGGTGGTGATATACTCATGACCACTCGATGTCTCGAAGTACTGAAGGCTAGAAGGCCTTATCTTCCTCTCCATTACATGACTCAGGAAGAATACTTTGGCATTCTGAAGAATAACCCATATATTGACAAGCTGATTCCTTGGGATGACAACATCTTAGGAACATACTTGTATTCTTACAATCCACATGGTGATCGAATACTTCCTGGTCATTGGGGTAGGAACAGTAATAGCATTCTTGCTGACTTCTACTGGAAGGTGTTGCTACTCGATGAACCTGGTGATTTCTTTATCCATAAAGAGAAGCCCGATTTCATAGAGATTACAGACAGTTTTCCTGAGAAGTCTGGAAAGCAAGAATTAACAATATGGGATCGTGGTTCTCCTAGACGAAAAGACTGTATAATAACTGGAAAGATTTGTGTTGTTCATACGACAGGGGGTGATTCTTACTTCAGAACGTATAAGTACATGAAAGACGTTTGTGATGGTCTCAGAAAGAAAGATTACTTTGCAATTCAAATAGGTGGTGCAAATGACTATCCTGCAGGTGCTAGTTATGATCTTAGAGGATTGAACTACAACCAGAACGCTTGGATCATGTCTCAAGCGGAACTCGCTATCACAGTAGACAGCTTCGCAAGCCATCTAGCTGGGGCATTAGGTGTATCACAAGTGGCATTATATGGATCGGGTAATGCTGCTGTAGTTCAACCAAGGCAAGTTGGTGGGGAATTGATTTGTCTGAGTCCTGACTACGTGAATTTGTGCTTAGGGTTAGGACCTTGTTCAGGACAAGTCCGTGAATGCCCAACTCCCTGTACAGGAAGTCACGATCCACAAACAATCTTAGATGCTGTTGATGAGTTAATCAGAAGGGAAAGAGATTTTGATTCTCTCAACGGATAGGAGAAGAAATGAAAAAACTCGTAGTAGCGTCAAATATGCTCAATGAAATTAGTCAATTAGAAAACTGTCCTGGTGGGTCATGGTTTGACAACATGATCCAAATTGCAGATGGTGGAATTCTTGTAGTCGATGGTGGAAGCACTGATGGAACAATAGAATTCCTTGAAAGCAAAGCGAATGAAGGTCTTCATGTTGTTACAATCATCGACAACATCATACAAACTGAAGGGTATGGGCAAGCGAGGAATCATCTTCGTGCTTGTTCGAGACAAGCCTTCCCTGACGCTGAGTGGATGATTTTCCTAGACTCAGATGAACGCATTCACCCTGATGATTACCACAGACTTCGTTGGATTAAGGACTATCTTACAGATGACTACGACATGGTAGCCCTTCCAAGAATCGATTGGCTAGATATTGAGATGAAGGAAATGGCAAAAGACTGGAGAGAGAATCCTGACTGGCAGGCTCGTATGTCTCGATTGTCTTCTCCAGTAAGATACTTTCGCAGGCTTCATGAACAGACTGAAGGATTCAAGCAGATGCATACTGTCATGTCTTCTCCTAAGATCAACCACTTTCACAGATCAGCAGGACAAGAGAAGCGAGACTTTATAGGTAAAATCTGTAGTTTACTACACAGTCAGGATGAGTATGGTGATACTTACCCTGAACATCCAAAGGAAGCGCATTACAGAGAGTTGCTAGAGAAAGAGGGACTATGACCTATGTTTTTATCATATGTTTGCCTAGAACAGG